TAAGCTATGGCTAGTCTACCAGGAAAGCCTCGACAAACACCAGCGCCGCGTGAACGCTGGCCGTCTCGGTGCTGAGGCAAAGCATCAACACAAGAGGAGCAATGCGGGAGCAGTAGACAAGCAATCCGGTAGCAATGCCACTAGCAATGCTACCCCATTGCATGTGGCAAACAGGAAGCAACCAGAATCAGAACCAGAAACAGAGATAACTACTTCATCATCGTCTGCGTGCGACATCGGTGATGTGCTAACAGCGGCGGTACCGACAGCATATCACCCGGATCTTGTCGATCTTCTCAGCCGCGTCCCAAATGCCACCGCCTGGACAGCAGAGATGGCGGCAGCGCTTGAGGGCATGCACGGACCTGCCGTCACGGGTGAGCAACTCGGACAGGCAGTACGTGACTACAACGCCAACGGCGAGGAACCATCTCTCAGACTCTTTCGTGGCTATTTGCGCGACACGACCAAGTCGCGGCGCACTGTATCGAACAGCCGCAAGGCACACACCCAGAGCGTTTTTGAGCAGACCTACGCGAATGCCCAAACGGCTATGGCGATGATCCCTGACCCTTCCGGAGACGTGAACTCATGATCAACAAAACCGCATTCACTCAGTGGATAACCCTCTTCGGCGAGAAGTTCAATAAGCCGCTGTCAGCGCCGTCACAACTCGTTTTCTACGACCTCTGCAACGCTGAGCTCACGACGGATGAATTTGTGGCTGGCGCCAAGTTGGTATATCGAGACAATACGTTCTTCCCAAGTCCGAAGGAGTTGATCGAGAAGGCCAAGCCGACGGCCAACCCTGCCCTGGAAGCCGCGGACGTCTTCCGCGACATCCTCACCTGGAATGGCAGCGAGAATCTTATGGCGGCGGCTCGGGTCAAGTTAACCGACATCGGACTCCGTGCATTCCTCGCGGTTGGTGGACCGGCCAAGTTCCGGACTCTCTTAGCGAGCGAGGAAGTGTTCGTGCGCCGCGAGTTCGTCGCCGCCTACACGGCTGCACGTCAGGATGCGAAAGAACGCGAGCGGGCTGACCGGATGCTGGCAGAGGTACAGGCACCGGCACACTTGCATGGGAACACCATCCGCAAGCTCACCGGACCACAGCATATCGGCGATGCGCTCAAGTCGGAGCTAGGAGTGACCTGATGTGTACAGATCCATTCTCCACACCGCTACCGGGCTGTTGTTACTGTGGCGTTCATGCCACCGTAAACATTGTGGTAGAAGGACACGGTAGTCACTTACGATGCGAGCGACATGCGGTCGATCTCGAACGTCGTCTCCCAACGTTGGAACCAGGGCGCGCATTTCATCGTGAAATCATCCCTCTCATCCAGGCCGCTGTGTGATGCCTATTACCCTTACGCTTCCAGAGCCACCCAGCCTTAATAAGATGCTGTCCCTCGCTATGCAACGGACGCGCCGGACACGGAATGGCGGCTGGACGACCAGAGTGGTTCCTGGCATCGTCTACGACCAACACCATGAAGCCTACGTGCTTCGCTGCACCGCGGCGTTACGACAGGCGAAGATTGTAGTCCCGCAAACATCGTGGCAGCGTTGGGAAATGACAGCGGCGCACTTTAGGCTACACAACCTGCGCGATCCGTTCGAATTGCTCGCTGGTCTGAAATGGGTTGTTGACTGGCTCGTCTTTGTGGGGTTTGCGGCTAATGACAGCCCAAGAGAAGTGCGCAGCATCCCAACCCCAACCCAAGAGATCTGCCGTACGAATCGTGGCGTTACGATCACTATTGTCCCACTGCCCAATGTCCCCAAGCAGAATGTAGGCAGTTCCCTATGATTCCACCCCGCCTCCGAGATGCTACAACCGATCTAGGACTTCGTGGCGCACCACTGTTAGTCTATGTGTATCTCTTACATGAGCTAGACCCCGTCGAACATCGGCCGTTAAAAATTCTTCCGGTCGCCACGATCTTACATCTCAAAGAAGTGACGACATGGCGTGCGATTCGACGGTTAGTCGACAACAGATATTTAGAACAAGGCCCTGTCGATGGGCGGATTCGCACATATCGGCTCGTATGGAGTGCACCAGGGACACGAGATTCTCAAGCTGTATTCACCTGCCCCAAATGAAAGCAGTCATCATGCGATAAGCTCCCGCACGGATCAGGACAGGGTCATACTCGATATGTGTACACCACACACGTTGACGTCGCTTCACGAAGTGACCCTAACTGGTACAGGCAATGGCAGTCACCGATCACAACATTCATGTACTGACGCACACAGCCCGGATGCAGCAGGTGTTGACGCGCGATCCGGCGCATACACGAAGGGAGGCGTACGAGGCCAAGCTGGCTGAGTACAAGGCACATTGGGCAGAAATTAGCCCAGACGACCGCGATCAGATTGCGGGGATCATCCGACTCAAGCTGAACGACGAGAGCACGAGCGAGATGAGCGACATCACTGACGTCGATGTCACCGCCGCACGTACAGTGCTGGAGGGCTAGGTTATGGCCGCCGGTAAATGGAAACTGTATGATCTCGCCAAGCTGCACCTAAGCGACGGGACATTAGACCTGGATTCCAACACGTTCAAGATGGGGCTATTCAGCTCTAGTTCGAACGCGAACACGCTTGGAAGTGGGAATGGCAAGCTCGGCGATTTGACGAACGAGTTGTCCACGGCGAATGGTTACACGGCGGGTGGGAAGACGTTAACCCCTACGTGGACCAATAGCTCGGGAACCGAAACTTTCGACTGTGACGACCAGGTGTGGACAGCCACGGGTGGGTCGATCACGGCGCGGTTTGCGGTAATTTATGCCTCGGGGACGCTCAATGGGATCGTGAATCCACTATTGGCGGTGTGTTTACTTGATACCACACCAGCCGACGTGACAGCGACGAGCGGGAATACGTTTACGATGACGATCAACGCAAGTGGGGTATTCACCTCCAGCGGCGCGACGAGCGATTAAATGCGGGTGAGTGATCAGCGACGGTCTCGATTCCGGGTCCGTCGCTGATTGCGCAATGACACCTGATCAACGATGGCAACACAGCTTCAGCACCACGAGACGAGCGCAGGCACGACGGTCAGTTGTTCCGCAACAACCCTCGGGAGCTTAATCACGGTCCCCATAGTCCTAGACCAAGGCGCGACGGTCGTGAGTGTCACCGACGACGCACCCGGAGGCAGTAATACCTACGTCCAAGTGCCAGGAGCATACGTCAATGCGACCGATGGGATCGGTGTAGCGATCGACCATTGGTATTGCCCGAACTGCAAGGCGGGTGCGACCCTCATTACGGTCACGGCGACGACGGGGAAGACGGCTTACCCGGCCATGCAAGAGTGGTCTGGAGTCCCTGCGTCGAGCGTGCTTGATGGATCGTTCACGGCAGTTTGGGACGACGGTGCGCCGACGTTCGCTTACACGAACAGTGTGACTACAACACAGGCAGTGGACATTCTGATCGCGATGGCGATTAACCCAGCGTCGGAGAACACACTCGGCGCGGCGGCTGGGATCACAGGATTTACTACCGACGCGACAATGTTTGGCGTGGTCGGCATAGGTCATTTCGTCACAAGCAGTGCTGGCACTTATCAAGTCGGATGGGCTCAGACTGCGGGCGAGAGTTTGGGACTGATGGTCGCGTATAAGACGGTGACGGGCACGGTGGTGTCAGCGGGAGTCGGAGCGCTGACAGTGACGGGCTTTGCACCAAGCGTCAGCGTGACGCAAAACCAGCAGGTACTCCCAGGCGTAGGCGCAGCGACACTCACTGGCCAAGCGCCAGTGGCGACGGCGACACAGAATAAGATCATGCTGCCGGGTGTAGGAACCCTCTTGGCGGCTGGGTTGGCAGCCACAATCGCAGTGAGCAACAATCAGAATGTGCTTGCTGACGTGGGATCGGTGTTATTCGTCGGTCAGGCGCCGAGTGTGAGTGTCTCGCAGAATCAGACGGTGCAACCAGGTGTTGGTGTGCTCACCATCACCGGGGATGGACCGATGGCAACAGTCACGCTGCATGTGTTCGCCGCACCTGATGTGGGGGCGCTCACCATTACTGGGCAAGCACCAACTGTGGCCGTCACGACGAACATGGCCGCGACACCGGGGGCAGGTACGATCTTGGCCACTGGTTTCGCGTCCAGCGCAGATGTCACGCTGAATCAGACGGTTTTTCCGAATGTTGGTACGCTCTCACTCAGTGGTCAGGCTCCGAGCGTCGCGACGTCTGGGCATCAGACCGTCGTGACGGATGCTGGTGTGCTCACAATCAATGGATTTGCGCCAGCCACGACGACGTCCGCTAATGTCGCGGCTGTATCCGATGTCGGTTCAGTCGTGCTCACTGGTGAAGCACCTACAGTCACCGTAACGGCGAACATTCGCGCGTTGCCTAGCTTAGGTCTTCTCACTATGGGTGGTCTTGCTCCGTCAGTGACCGTGAGTGGTAATCAAACGGTTCAGACTGGTATCGGGACGCTTACGCTCGCTGGAAAGGCGCCAGCAGCCATAGGAAGCAACAATCAGGTGGTTGGGACGAATCTCGGCGTGCTCATCTTGGCTGGTCAGGCGCCGATCGTTGTAGTCAGTGATGCCAAACGAATACAGCCTGACGCTGGTGTGGTCATCGTCTCTGGTTTCGTCCCCACCGCCTCGACCACTCAGAGTCAGTTTGTAGCATCCGGCACTGGTGTGGTGACACTAGTTGGGCTCGCACCTGACGCGAGCGGAAACCAGAACCAGGAAGTCTTGCCTGGGACCGGCCAGCTCCTCTTTGCCGGAAGGGCACCATCGACGCAATCGCACTATCTCCTCGATATGACACTGATTGCGGCAGGACTCTATGACGTGACCGTCATTGGCCACCCCCTGTATCAAGCCACTATTTATCCGGAGTTCATAGGCTGATGATCGAATTCATTCCCGGTAACACCTATGTGCTCGCGCTCCTTATCACACAGCAAACCGACCCGACCGGTTTGAAGTCACCAGCCGCCGCGTTGTCGCCTCTCATTGCATTCATCACCGCCACGCCGATCGACGGGACGTCTTCGATCGACGAGGCTGCACTGGTGCAGGCTGTAGGCAGTGAGATCGGCGACTATACAATGCCCGATGGCATCACAGTCGCGAGGAAGTATCTCGCAACGTTCTTGGGCGCTGATAATCGCCTGCCATTCTCGCAACTCATCACGGATGGACGTAACAGACAGGTCTATGTCTATACGGCATTCGGAGAAGACCTCCTAGAACCCACCCTGGGCCTCATCGTTGCCACCAAGCCTCACCGTCGATAGAGGTATGCAAATCAACATAGCATTTGATACCAGGTCCCTACAGGCACGCACCCTCCGTGAGGAGAAGCGTTTGGCATACAACACCGCAGAGGCTCTGAACAAAACCGCACTCGCCGCGCAGGAGGCCGTACGCGAACACATGCGTCAGGTCTTTCACGAGCGCGCGACGACTCGTGGCGACCGACGCTGGCTCGAACAACGCATCAAACTCGTGTTTGCGAGCGTGAGGAAGGGTGTTATCTACGCTGAGTTGTATGTTGACCAGAAAGCGCGACTACTGCTCGCGGCGTTCGAGACGGGCGAGATGCGCGAGCCCTTTGTCGGCCAAAACGTCGCTGTTCCGAATCCCATGACCGCACGTGAAGGTGGCAATGTGGCAGGAACCATCGTGCCAGAATTGACGTTTAAAGCGCTCAAGTTGAAGCCATTCACCGTGCATCCGATCACGCAGTCCGATACGGTGCAATATAAGGGTGCTGATCGCACCTTCATCTTGAAACACACGGTGAATGCTCCGCTCGGTGGCGTCTTTCAGCGTATTGGACCTGGGTGCGATGATATTAGGCTCGTCTATTCATTCCACCGCGCGTTCAAGCTAAAAGCAGTACTCGACTTCCTCAAGATCGCAGTCGAGATCATGGATGACAAATTCCCAATCGAGTGGACAATCTCTAACGCGAGGAATCCGAGCCAATGAGTTTTGACGACAGCCACCTCGTCCCGCGAGTGCGCCGGGGTGCCGCACTCATCGTGGGAAACCGAACCGCATGTGCGCTCACCCAAAAGCGGCGTCCGTGTAAACCGCCTACAGTCGTCATCGCTGGGATGCCTATCTGCGAGATGCATCATCGAATCATCGCACGTATTGAGGCCGTCGCGGTGCTCGGATCATCCAGTGTAACGCGAGAAATCGATCAGAGCACCTCACATCGGAAGGTCCATGCTTCGGCTAGCAGGACATAGGTGGCAGGGATGGGGACGGGTCCTTCCACCCAAATGGGAATCGCGGGTAACGGCGGCCGCGGGGGTGGCTTAGTGAGTGACTCCAAAATATCCATTTCCTTTCTATAACTCACAACCCACGCTCAGGAGGATCATTGACACAAAAGACGAAAAAACCAACCATTGTCACCCCAAATACATGGGCAAATCGGATTGTCGGGAGCGGAGAAGAAGCTCCGGAGCAACTTCTTGCGAATCCAAAAAACTGGCGCATTCATCCCAAACAACAGCAAGATGCGCTTGAGGGTCTACTTAACGAAGTGGGTTGGATTCAACAGACTGTGGTGAACAAACGAACAGGGTTTATGGTCGATGGACACCTTCGCGTCACGCTCGCCTTACGCCGTAATGAGCCTACAGTGCCGGTGCTATATGTCGATCTGTCTGAGGATGAAGAGAACAAGGTATTAGCGGCACTTGATCCAATTACAGGGCTCGCCGTGATGGATCAAGAGCAATTGAGATCATTGCTCAGTGGCATTGAGACTGCTCAAGATGGGTTGCAAACTCTTTATTCTGACCTTGCATCCTTGGTTGGTGAAAGCACGGAAAAGGTGTTGAGTGGTAACGAAGGTGAAAATACGAGTGAGGTCGACCCGGAGGGTTTCGAGTTGCTGCATCATTGCCCACGGTGCGGCTTCGAATTCGAATCAGCAAAATGAACCCGTATACTTGGCTACTCACGGACCTTGAGCAAGTGCCAAGCAACGGCATAAAGGTTATGTCGACTTTTGCGTGCGGTGGCGGTTCAAGTCTTGGGTACAAGTTGGCTGGATGCGATGTTATCGCGGCGAACGATATAGACCCAGAGATGGCATGGCATTACAAAGCCAACTTGCATCCACGCCATTACTTTCTCTGCCCGATCCGTGACCTGCTGTCGATGTCGCTCCCACCTGAATTGTATCAACTCGACATCCTCGATGGATCTCCTCCTTGTTCGACATTTAGTATGTCAGGCAATCGGGAACATGATTGGGGCCGGGAGAAACACTTCCGTGAAGGTCAAACCGAACAGGTATTATCAGATTTGTTTTTCGACTATCTCGACTTAGTCAGTCGGCTTCGACCAAAAGTGGGGATCGCGGAGAATGTAAAGGGTATGCTGCTCGGTAATGCGAAAGGATATACAAAGATGGTGTTTCGTCGATTTAAGGAGTTAGGGTATCGGCCTCAACTATTCCTTGTAAATGCCGCCGACTGTGGGGTACCACAACGCCGCGAACGTGTGTTCTTCTGTGCAGTACGAAATGATCTAGCCGCCCCACGTCTGGAACTGTCCCCTCGTAAGTCTTGGGTGACGGCAGGCACTGCATGCTCAGACTTGCAAATGTTAACCGATCGTGAAATTGAAGAAACAAAACCGAGTCCGAATGATTTGAAGTGCTGGTATCATACCCGAAAAGGACATAATTATTCCGAGTTTATCATGTTGACTGAGGAGCGGGTGTCTTGCTTCAACAACATCAGGCTCAATGATCAAATGCCAGCTAACACATTACCGGCGAACGATGACGTTATAACTCATTGGAATGAATGCCGTCGCCTCACGTTGCGGGAGTGGAAGCGACTAGGAAGTTTTCCAGATGATTACGTTACAAAGACCGACAAAATCGGAAAGTACATCATCGGTATGAGTGTTCCTCCACGGATGATGGAAACCGTCGCACGTGCCATCTGCATGCAATGGCTTAGGGTACCATAGTGGCCGCCGCATTGGTCAGCGTAGATCGCATCTCACAAGCCCTCAATGTGAGTATCCGTCGTGTCAACCAACTAACAAGCGATGGACTTCCTAGAGAATCGCGCGGTCAATACGACCTGGGCAAATGCATGCTCTGGTATATCAGATACCTACAGAATGCACTAAGTAGCAAAGCCAGCCTAGACGACGATGGAGAACTCGTCTCGACGAAGCATCAGAGATCGGCACTCTTGGCACTTCAAGTTGAGCGCGAACGACTTGCACTTGCGAAAGAGCGTGGCGAGGTCCTAGCGATCGCCGACTATGAGCAACGGTTATCGCATCTCATTATCGAAACGAAGGCCCGTATTATGTCAGTTGGTCCACGTGTCGCTCCACTCCTCGTCGGTGAGAGTTCACGTATGATGATCCAAGCCACCATCGAGAAGGCCCATAAGGAGGCACTTTCACACCTCGCCACGATGAGGTTTCCCCCACCGATTGAACCTCCGGTCCCTCAGACCAAATCACAGAAAAAATCCCCTCAAGCCAAGCGTCAACAAAACTAATGTTCTGGACGCCAGTCGAAGCGCGACCAGCGCTTGATGAGGCGAGCGTTCGTGCACTCTCCCTTTGGGAACCTCCCCCTGAGATGATGGTGAGTCAGTGGGCCGAGTCATATCGCATCATGCCGAAGGGAACCACTTCGCGCCCTGGCCCATGGAAAACCGAAGTCTTTCAGCGAGACATGATGAATGTTTTCGACGATCCCGAGGTGCACGAGATCGTCGTCGTGAAATGCACGCAGATCGGCTGGTCAGAAATTCTGAACAACATCATTGGGAAGCACATTCATGTGGACCCCAAACCGATGATGCTCGTGCAGCCGAGTCTCGACGACGCGAAGGGATATGGCAAGAAGCGCATCACACCGATGGTCGAAGCCTGTCCGGTCTTGCGCGAGCGAGTTAAGCGATCAACCAGCCGACGCGCGGGGAACACGCTCCTCTTGAAGGAGTTCCCTGGTGGTTTCCTGAAACTCACTGGTGCGAATAGTGGGAAAGGGCTCCGTTCAGATCCCCTCCCAATCGTTATGTACGATGAGGCCGACGCGATGCCGGACGATGTTGACGGCGAGGGGCATCCATTCGACATCGGCGATAACCGTACCGAAGGCTACAGCGATTACAAGACGCTGAAAGGATCGACACCGGCGAAGCCTAAAGGGATCGGCCGACTTGAGGCTTTATGGGAGAAAAGCGACAAGCGACGCTTCCAAGTGCCGTGCCCTCACTGCGGACATCTGCAGGTGCTTTGGTGGCGCGATCCAGCGACAGGCCAGCACCGGCTCACATGGGAGAAGGATCACAATGGCGACGTGATCCCCGAGTCGGTGCGCTACATCTGTGCCGGTTGTGGCCAGGGGATTCAGGAACGTCACAAACAGCGGATGCTCGATGGTGGTCACTGGATTGCTGAGGCACCTGGCCGTCCGGTCGTCGGTTTTCACATCAACGCACTCTATCGACCGTGGAAAGAGAATTGGGCGGCTATGGCACAAAAGTGGGTCGACGCCCAAGGCGACCACGAGAAATTGAAAGAGTTCATTATGCTGCAACTCGCTGAATTCTGGGAGGAATCCGGTGAGCGGCTTGAGCCTGGGGATCTCACCAAACGGTGCGAGGCGTACCCTGTATTGCCTGGCAAACCTGATGACGCGCCACGGCCATGGGACTATGAGATGATCCCCCGCGCGGCTGCGGTATTGACCTGTTCGGGCGACGTCCAGGAAACCCGAATCGAGGCAAAAATCAAAGCGTGGGGTGGTAATGGGGAGAGTTGGCTGATCGCCCATGAGGTGTTCTGGGGCAACCCAAGCAGCGATGCATCGGTGTGGGAGGCATTCGATGCGTTCCGTGTCGCCGAACGGATGCATGAGAGTGGCGCCCGGGTACGTCCGATCATCACTGTCGTTGACTCGGGTGATCAATCTGACGCGGTCTATGACTACGTACAACCTCGACAGAACTTACGCGATTGTGTCTTCGCGGTAAAAGGCGTCCCGTTCCACACGAAGCCGGTCCTCGTGCAGGAAGGAACAGCGAAGCGGACCAACATTCGGCTGTTCACGATTGCGACCCACGCAGCCAAGGAGAGGGTCTTCGCCCGACTCAAGCTCGCCGCTCCCGGTGCTGGCTATATGCACTTCCCGCTCTGGACGACGGAGGAGTATTTCGCCCAGCTCACGTCGGAGAAAAAGATTACCGTCACCAACAAACACACCCGCGTGAAGAAGGTCGCCTGGGTCAAAACCCACACCCGTAACGAAGCCCTCGATCTTGAGGTGATGAACCTGGCGGCGATCTTCATTTTGCAACACATACTTGATCCGCAGACGTTCTCCGACCTTGGTCTCATTGCAGCCGCACTCCGTGGTGAAGCGAAGCTCCCAAGTCGCCAAGGCAACCGTCGTGTCCGCAGCCGAGGGGTTGAATAACAATGGTGCCAATAGGGATCGACCCCACTTCCACCATGTAGCATCAGGCGACAAGGAGTGTAATGAGATTACACTTGGTTGCTGCAACACCAGACCATACCTTCGCAAAATATGGCTGGTATCGATCTCCCAACTGCACAAACGCATCTTGATCTCTGGCTCGAAGCAGAGAGCAAGGTGGCGCTCGGTCAGTCCTATCAAATCGGGAATCGCTCAATGCGACGCGCCGATCTCAAGGAGATCCGTGACCAGGTCGAATACTGGCAGGGTTACGTGCAGCGGCTATCTGCAAATGGTGGCCAGAGTGGCATCAGGATGCGTGGCGCCACGCCTGTAGGATAAGGCGCGCCTGTAGAGACCTCTTCACATGCCACTCAGTGTCCGACACCCCGGTTACGAACCAACGTTGATTGATCGCGTTGCCTCGTTCGTTGCACCCGAGTGGGCGCTTCGACGACTACGCGCCCGTGTGATGTTTGACGCATTCGGTGGCTTCACCGGCGCGAGTCTGTCACGGCGTAGCCTGACGCAATGGAAGACGACGCATGGCAGCGCCGATGCCGACCTCTTGCCAGAGCTTCGCATCTTACGCCAGCGGTCGCGCGATCTTGTCCGCAACAACGCACTCGCCTCCGGGGCGATCGGCGGCGCTGTGACATCAGTTGTCGGTACCGGCTTACAGGGACAGTCGGCGATTGATGCAGACTTCCTCGGGCTGACTGACGATCAGGCGCAGCAATGGCAGCACACGGCCGATCGCGAGTTCCGTCTGTGGGCCGAGAGCACCGATTGCGACATCACCAGGACACAGGACTTCTACGGCCTGCAGGATCTGGTCTTTCGCTCCACGCTCGAGAACGGCGACGCGCTGTCATTGCTGCCACTCGTCGCGCGTAAGGGCAGCATTTACGACCTTCGCGTCCAGGTGATCGAAGCTGATCGCCTGGTCAACAGCAATTGGGCGGTGGATACTGCCTCGCTCGCTGGTGGCGTCGCGATGGACGAATATGGCGCTCCTACGGGCTACCATATCCTTCGTGAGCACCCCGGCAATATGTGGAATTTCGAGGGGCTGCATTGGGACATCTATCCGGCGTTCGGCGCGAAGACCGGCCGACGTAACGTACTCCATCACTACCGCCGCGTCCGTCCTGGACAGACACGAGGGATTCCGTACCTCGCGCCTGTCATCGAGATCATCAAACAGCTAGGCCGCTACTCCGACGCTGAGATCATGGCGGCCGTCGTGGCTGGCCTCTTCACCGTATTCGTGACGAGCGACAGCGGTGGTATCAATCCGGGTATTCCTGGGATCAATCAGGAGACAGGCGCGACTGAGACTGATGAGGATGTAAAGCTCGGCAACGGGACCATTCTCGACCTGAAGCCTGGCGAGCAGATTTCTACCGCGTCGCCTGGCCGACCCAATGCCAACTTCGATCCATTCTTTCAGGCGTGCGTGCGTCAGGTCGGCGTTGCGCTTGAAGTCCCTTTCGAGGTGCTCATCAAGCACTTCACCGCGTCGTACACGGCCGCACGCGCGGCCATTCTCGAAGCGTGGAAGTTCTACCGCGGTCGGCGTGCATGGCTCATACAGAGCTTCTGTGACCCAGTGTATGAGGCGTGGATGGAGGAGGCTGTGGCGAAAGGCCGACTCGCCGCGCCTGGATTCTTCGACGACCCCTCGATCCGTCGCGCATATCTCGGTTGTCGCTGGCATGGCGATGCCATGCCGCAGGTCGATCCGGTGAAAGAGGCGCAGTCTGCGCGGCTCCGCGTCGACCTGGGTATCAGTGATCGCTCCCAGGAAACGGCCGCGCTGACGGGTGGTGATTGGGAGACGACACACAAGGAGCAGGTCCGCGAGGCGAAGATGCGCCGTGAGGGTGGCCTCGATCCCAATGTCCCGGCGGCACCAGCGCCCAATGCCGACGATCCCACGGATGGTGGCGATGACAACGAGCAACCCCAACCGTTCGGTGGCGGTCGATGAAGCTCCTCGACGTGCTCACGGCGCCATGGGCGATCCTGCCTGACAAGAAGGTGGAGATCGATGGCATTTATGCCACGCATCTCCGCGGTGAGAAGATCGACATCAAGGCGATTGAAGCGGCGCTGGGGCGCACGCTCAATAGCGAGCAGAAGCCCTATGACGTACAGAACGGCGTGGCGATTATCTCGCTCGACGGCGTACTCGCCAAGCGTATGAATCTGTTCACGCAAATCTCTGGTGGAACGAGCACGCAGATTGTCGGGCAACAACTCCGTCAAGCGATGCAGGACCCGAATGTCAGCGCGATCCTGTTCCATGTGGATAGCCCTGGGGGTTCCGTCGATGGAACCCAAGAACTGGCGGACGCCATCTTCGCGGCCCGCGACCAAAAGCCGATGGTCTCGTTCGCTGATGGCACCATGGCGAGCGCAGCCTATTGGATTGGCTCGGCGACGAGTGGTGTCTACGCTGGCAGCGATACCACGCTCATCGGCTCGATCGGCGTGCTCGCAACGCATGTGGATTACAGTGGCTATGAATCG